TAACGGTGAACCAGACTGGAGACGCGATAAATTTAAGGTCAACTACAGACGGCGATGCAGTACGGATTACCTTCAGCTCACGGGTTCCTGCCGATCAAATTGGTCACATTGAGTATACTCATGTAAATGGCGGGTCCTACGGTAGTCTGGAAGCGTTCATAATTTCTGGCACAGAAGCGAGTAGGACAATTCTTGCTGATGGCAAGCTGATGTTTAAAGAGGGTTTATATATTAAGCCAGCAAGCGGCACCGGCGCAGGAACGCTAATAATTAATTCGTCAGGCAATATGGCCAATATCGGCAATATCACTGCGACCGGTCTTGTTATTGCTGACCGTTTTTATTCAGGGCTAGGAACAGCCGCTTCGCCAGCGTTTAAAGTAGGAGATGCTGATTCAGGATTCTACGACAGCGGCGCAAATATGGTCGGTCTTGCGCTTGGTGGCGTCCTGGAATACGACTTCCAGCCAACCCAACTGGATTTAAACGGCAATAACATTATTGATGCTGGCACTATCTCTAGTGGGGCTATTAGCTCAACAGGCATTGTTATCGGGGGAAGCGGAGCTACTCCTACAGGGTCGGTGATTGGAAAAGTAAGATCATACGGCACAGCCAGTGCCTATATGGGCGCGTCTGACGAATCTGGCCGAACAGCGTTTTTTGGCGTTGATAGCTCTGGTTATGCAATGTTTGGTGCGCTTACGAATCACGATGCAGTTATCCGCGCTAATAATAATCCGTATTTAAGGGTTAAAACCAATTCTAACGTGCAAGTTGTTAGCGGCTCCCTTCAAATGGGAACCATTACAGTTATTGATGCTGCAAGGAATATTACCAGTACAGGGCTTACTGTAGATACTTCCGCAGGAACGCTAATAGTTGAAGGGTTTGGAGCAGGGTCAAATAAAATAAGGTCAGATGGTTCATTAAAATTATCTGCAACTGGTGGGTCTGTCGCGTTACAGCATGGCGCGACAGAGCGCCTAGAAACCACCTCTACAGGAATCTTAGTTACAGGCACTATCTCTAGCGGCGGGATAACCACCGTTGGAGCTAGTGTGTTCAACAGTTACAGCGCATCTGATCCAGATTCAACTTCAAGGACAAACTACCCCGCAGGTAATATGTTCACGCACTACTCACAAGCTAATGGGGTTTCTATTATTGGCGGTCAAGGTGGTTATACAGGGTCTAGCTTAACCATAGGTGAGGAGACAGGAAGATCAGCTAACTTTAAATTGATAAGAGGGATTTCTGATACCAACGGCACTCCAGCAGAAGAGTTTTCTATTAACGGCGTAGGTGATGCGGTTTTTGCAGGCACTATCTCTAGTGGGGCTGTTACGTCATCAGTATTCGTGTCTACTATTGTTGATCCGGGTAATCCCTCACCGGGGGCTAATAACCTACGAGTCAGTGGTTATGGTGTTATTGGAAACCGTGGCAATCTTTATTTGACTAACTCCAATGCGTCAGGACAAATAGTTTTCGGGATTAGTGGCGCACATAACGCAAACCCAAAATTAACCCTTACCACAACAGGCGCAACTTTCGCAGGAACTATCTCTAGTGGTGCTATTACATCCACGGGCGCTTTAAGTGTAGATGTTCCGTCTGGTATAGCCGCTACTATTAACTCAGGAACCACGAACGTAGTTGCAAGATTTGAATCTGAAGATGCCGAAGCATGGATAGACATTCAGGATAGCAACAGCGGAACATACGGAGTCTTGATAGGACATGACAATACAAATCTTTTAAAAATTGCCGATCAAGGCGTAAATGTACGCATGAGTCTCAGTAACGCTGGTTTGGTAACAGCGGACAGATTTTTGTCAGGGGTAGGAACAGCGGTAAGTCCAGCGTTTCAAGTCGGTGATACAAATTCTGGATTTTATGACAGCGGCGCAAATGAGGTCGGTGTCTCTCTAAGCGGCGTTTTAGAGTACGAATTTACGCCGACCACCTTTGACATGAAAAACAACCTATTAACTGGAGTCAATCAAATAACCGTTGGGAGCGGCACATCAGGAGGAGTCGCTAGGTTTAGAGGCGCAAATTATAATCAAATTAATATATCTCACAGTGGGAATGCGAGCTGGGGAATGTTGCTTACAAATAGCAATAGCACATCTAACGGCAATTACCATTACAGCACTAGCGGAGCGCACAACAGTATCGCAGTTGTGAACGTAAACAACGATGCGCTTCATTTTGGAACAAACAATGACGCAAAAATGACCATTGACCATGGTGGGGATGTATCTATTCTTGATGGCGTTCTTAAAATGGGATCTACCACTGTAATTGATGGTAGCCGAAACGCAATAAACCTTACAACTGTAGGAGTAGGAACGGCGTCCGTTACCTCTGGCTACATGATGGAGATCAAAAACATAAATGAAGCCGCCATCTTGATAAGAGCTGACTATGACAATATCGGCGAAGATGGCAATGCGATTATTAAATTTTCGCAAGACAATACAATCATAGAGTCTACGATTGGATTGACGGCTGATAATAATTACGCTCTAAACCATCTTTATGCTGGCGCTAACATTTTATTTCAATTTGCTGGTGCTACAAGATTTACGATGACAAATGGTGGAGCCTTTACGGCAACTGGTAACATTACAGCCTATTCCGATGAAAGACTGAAACAAAACATCCAAACGCTAGACGGCTCTAAAGTCTTGCAGATGCGCGGCGTGTCTTTCACCAAGGACGAAGAAGAAGGATCTGGCGTAATCGCTCAAGAGCTAGAGCTAATCGCGCCAGAATTAGTCCATACAGCCGATGATGAGATGGGTACGAAGTCAGTCGCTTATGGAAACTTAGTCGGCTATCTCATTGAAAATGCTAAACAGCAACAAACCGAGATAGATGAACTTAAAGCCCTTGTTAAAAAACTTATGGAGAAATAGATATGGCGATTACTAAAACCGAAGTATTACAACGATGCGAGACCTATCCTGCATTGGACCCAAGTGCAGAGGCTACGACTAACGAAGGCAATCCCCGATTGATGGTTGTGATGGAGATCACCTTTGACGATGCAGACGATGCTGAGTTGCCAGCGGTTTCTAATCATGTCACTCATTTAAGTCGTTATGACTCTGACGGCAATCCCACGGATGTGTCTGGTTACGTTCAGCTAGTTCAAGACATCTGCGCGGCGGTCTGGACTGATGACTGAGCACACGATGCGGGATGACTGGATTTGTTTCACCTACACAACCACAGAAGGGAGAGAGTTGTATGTCGAAACAAAGTTGAAAACGACCGTTGAAGAAGACATTGAAGCTGCAAAAGAAATGACCGAGGTTGTTCATAATGGGGGTGGTTAGCACTCACACGATGGTAACGGGCGCGACTGGAAGTGGATTTATTGGATACATCAGTGCGCTTAGTGTTGGCAGCATGTCACCGTCAACTAGCGATGCAATCGGAACAAGTCCATCCATTATAGAGCTATATCACGCTTTCGGGTTTACGATCCTTAAATTTTCAGGTTATTTTGACAACAGTAGTATTACAGGGTTAAGTCTAACTCCTTCGGGCGGCTCCACTTTCACGATGACATTTGGCAGTTTTAGCCGCGATCAGGGTGATAATTACACTATATTTTCAGACGCTTCTGGAAGTACGCTGTCGAACAACACTACTTATACGGTTCAGATTTTAGGAGACACCACCAACGTAAATACCGAGGGCACAACCTTGGAGCGTAGAAACCCGAAAGGCTTTAATGACTTTTTTGGAGCAACCAGAAACGTGCCGCCGGTCAGTGGAGCGTTCAAGTTGACCTGGCTAAAGAATGCGGTCAAGTATCAGTTTAGCAGCGCAATGACTATCGCTCAGTATGTCTATCAACAAGGTAACACATCTATTGCGACCTATACGGGCTACTCTACTACCATACTTCCATCGATTGGCCTGTCTGGAACTTTGGGATCTATGGCAGACAGCTCAGTTGATTCAATTATTAATTTCTACAACGGGGCCACTTTTACTCAAATCCTAGTAACAAACCCTACGGGAACGCAGAGCCATGTATTAACCATTAACATGACTCAGACGGCTACTAATAGAAATAGTGAATGGTACAAGGTTAGCTTCACGCCATCAGGCGGGTCAGAAGTAGCTTTTTATCGTGAAGATCTAACCTACAGCCGAAGCGGAACAACGCACTCATGGGTAAAAACTTTAGGGTCAACACCACTTAGCGCAGGAAGCGGCACATTTAAGTTGACCTGTTAAACCAGTGGAAGACGGGCTAATAACACGATAAAATCGTCAAACCACAACTAAGGAGAGGAAAATGAGTGAGCAAAAGCGGGAAATGAGTGCAGATGAGTATGTTCAGATGGCTAAAATCGATTCATTAGCGAAACAAAACGCCGGTCAGGCTCTTAGGATAGCTGATTTAGAGGCACAGATTAGCCTTTATCAACAACAACAAGCACAACAGGCACAGCAGCCAGCAGACGAGCCTATTCTTGGCGAAGAGCCCGTCTTTGAGGAAGTGGACGAAGCTCACTAACTAAAAAGCTGCTGCATGATGGAAGATTATGATTGCGGAGATCTCAGCAGCTATTGCAGCAGTTCAGTCTGTCAATGCAGCGATACAGACACTCAAGGAGGCTAAGGGTCACGGAGGTGATCTGTCTAGCGTTGTAGGGCGTTGGGCGACTGCGACAGAGAAAGCTCAGGAAGCTGAGAAAAAGGGAGCCGGTAAAATGAGTTACCAAGAGGCTCTAAAAATGGAGTCCATAACTCGCCAGCTTCAGAATTTTGATCGGCAATTGCAAGACATTTGTTTAATGCAGGGTCAGCCTGAGCTTTATCATTCCATAAAGCGAAGAATGGAAGAAAGTCGGTTAGCGCATGAAAAGGAAGTTGGTAGAATCAGACTGAAGCGAAAGCAGTTTAGAGAAAGTGTTAAGCTGATTGCAACGATGGTAGGTTGGGGCTTGCTGTTCATTGGCTTGCTGATGGCTGGCCTCTATTTATATACAAATTAGGATTTCAAGATGCAAACGGAAGCCAAATCAATTCTGGATGCGGTTGCAGTAGGTGGAGGAGTAGCGTCTTTGGCTGGATGGTTGCCCGATATTGCAGCACTTTTAACTATTGTTTGGCTTTCAATCCGCATCTGGGAATCCGACACTGTAAAGCGGATTTTTGGACGCAAGGATAGCAGCGATGGAGACTCTTGACGCTCTCGGCGCAATTTGGCCCGTTGCATTTGGATTTGTGACGCTAGTGATCGTACTAGCAAAAATGCACAGCGATATTGAGCAGATAAAAGAGAAAGTTCGGACGTTATTTGAACTGTTTAACAACAAGAATAAGTAATGCCTGAAATCAACGACAATACCACTATTGAGATCCCAATTAGGAATCTAGTGGCGATCATTGCTGGCGTGGTCGTGGCCGTGTTCGCGTATACAGAGGTGACGAATCGTATAAGCGTCCTGGAACGTCAGATAACGATTCTTGAAGTAGACCTCAAGATGAACAGCGAGTTTAGAGTCAAATGGCCTAGGGGGGAGCTTGGTTCGCTTCCAGACGACCTTCTGCAAAACAGTCAGATCGCTGCGTTAGAGAAAGTGGTTGATCTTAATACCGAATTTAGGAACAACTGGGCTCCACCGGCAGAGGTGCAAGAAAGTATCCGCACCAACCATGCTCAGGAAATTAGGCTGCAATACTTAGAAGATGAAATGGAGGAAATAAAAGACAAGTAAATGAAGTTTATTTTAATCATCATGATTGGGTCATGGATAAATCCTGATCGGATTGAGTTTGACACCCTAGAAGCATGTGAGAAGATGGCAGAACGATTAACTTACGGCAAGATAATCACGGCTTGCGAAATTGACGGAGAATCAAATGGAATATCTGAACCTATTAACAACCTTAGTCGCGTTTTGTAGCGCGATTTGTGCATTAACCCCTACACCAAAGGACGATGCCATAATTGGCAAGATCTATAAGGTGTTGGAGATGTTTGCACTTAATGTTGGGAAAGCCAAGCAGTGATAGAAAAGCTCATTGGTCCCGTTACGGGACTGTTAGACAAGTTCATTGAGGACAAGGATCAGAAGAACGCCTTGGCGCATGAAATTGCTACCATGTCGCAGAAATACGCGCAAGAAATTGCTCAAGGCCAGATGGCTATTAATCAGGTCGAGGCGGCCCACAAGTCGCTGTTCGTGTCTGGATGGCGACCCGCAGTTGGCTGGGTGTGCGTTCTGGGCATGTTCGGCAACTTTATCACCATCCCATTTAGCAACTTTGTGCTGGCCTTGTTAGGTATAGACATAGTTATACCTCTAGTCCCCCTGGAAACTATGATGCCCGTTCTAATGGGTATGCTAGGATTAGGAGCAATGAGGTCATACGAAAAGAAAAATTCGGTACATAGAGACAAATAAGGGGGCCGAAGCCCCCATTACACTTTGATGATGGCTGGGCCTACGGTTTCCCTCTCTCCTTCCCCTTAGACCGTACTGGGGTTCGATTCCCCAGATCACCAACCCAACGCTTGCTTAACCATTTTCCCGCTGTAGGAGCCATAGGCGCTTCAGCAGGACTCAGGCGCCTGATTTGTCTACATCTGCCGCATATCTTAAAGTCTTTTCTGACTTTTTTGCCGCAATGCCCACAAGTTGCCTTAAAAGGGAACATCATCGTCAAAATCATCTACCGGCAATGCTTCAGGTGCGCTATCTCCCTTGGGCTGTTGGAACTCAGGTGCGTCAGACCAAAAAATCGTAGCATTACCGATCTTTGGTAGCTTTACGCCTTGATCCCGTTCTTCTTTGGTCGATTGCTCAACAATCATTCCGTTGTCACCGAATTGACTTGGCTCGCTATCAACGAAGACCGTCAGATCTGCATAAGTGCCTTTCTTCCCTACAAAAAATCTTGATTTATCGAGTTTTGTCACATCTATCTTAAAATTGACGCCTACTTTGCTCATTTTACTCTCCTAGCCTTATTGATTTAAATTCTTCTTGCAACTGCTCAGTCAATCGCGCTCCGATCAGTTTTTTCTGCAACTTCGTGCACTCGTCCCAAATCTCATCGACCCCATGCTTGTCTTTGTCATAGATGCAGGTTGTTAAATCACCTGTGATTGCATCTAATTCAGCATGAGCTTGAGTTTCCATTTTGCTTACTAGCTCTTTGAATTGAGTCTTTTGACCTTTAGGTGCGCCGTTGTACGCCTCGACTTTTTGCTCATCAGTCAGCACCGCCAAATGCTCTAACAAATCTTGGGGTGATCCGCTGTTCAAGACTAAGTGCAGCTCATCGTACAAGTCCGCTTCGGGTACGGATTCGCCAGCGTAGATATAAAACCCTAGACCAAACATTGCTAACGCTTTGGTCAAGCATCTCATCTTCTGATCACCGATGTCTCTTGCGCTGGGATTTTTGATTGCGCTGTTCTTGTTGTCCATAACAGCCAGCCACATTGTATGACTTACTCCCTCGACAGTCACTTTGCAGTAGACCGTCACTGAGTCATCAGCATGGATTTCGTTAGGCAAGAACTCATAAGTTGATTCGGGATAGTGCTTCATTAAGGTAGCCCATGCCCAAGTCCAAGATAGGTAGGTAAACTTTCCCTTCTTGGTTGTATGGTCATTGACATCAATTGAACTAAGAGTTTTCCATACACTCATGACGTTCTCCATGTTCGCATATGGCGCTTTCCATCGACCTCATAATACTTCGAGGCAACAGTCCAACCTTTGTTTTTCATGTACCGCCAAACCCCTACGTTTTGACTTTCGCAGTACACAGAATCATTGACCTCCATTCCATCAAGAATCGAATAGTCAATTTTTTTTGTCTCTACAGGCTTCGGGTACGGAACCCCTTTCTCTAAACGCATCACTCTCTCCTTTTGGTAAATGCACAAGAATAATATATGCCTAATAAATTATTGTCAAGCCTTTACATGACAAGGTTATTGATCTATTATCCAAGGCAAATCTAACGGGAGAGAAGTGTGACTAGAATGCAATTAAGTTTTTTCTGCGAAGAATCGGGTATATCGTTGTCCGATATAGCTAGAATGGTCGGGTGTTCAAGGCAAAAGGTCTGGTACTGGGCAAACTGTCGAGAGACATGGGTGCACTGTAGCGATGATTTTGTGATAGACCGGATTGAGTCAGTCAACACCAAGACAGTGTGGGAGAGGTAAAAAGAAGGCCCCCATTGCTGGGGGCGAAGAAGGCAAACAACAAGTCGAAACAAAACGGAGCAGTTATGTCTGATGGCCTACCTTGGTTTAGAGTTTACACCAATATCATTGATAACCACAAGATGCGTCTACTTGCATTTGAGGATCGATGGCACTTCATAGCGATCTTAGCTTGTAAGCAATCTGGTCTGTTCGACAGCGCAGACAAAGAATTCTTACACAGAGCTTTGGCGGTAAAATTAGGGTTACAAATACCCGCGCTCGATGAGCTAAAAAAGAGATTGGCAGATGTCAATTTAGTCGATAAAAACTGGAATGTCTTAAAATGGGAGGAGCGCCAATACAAGTCAGATTCCAGTAAAGAACGCCAGAGAAAATACCGGGAAAAACAGAAACTTAGTAAAAACGTGACGGCAACAAAACGTCACGGTGACGCTAAGGTGACGACCCAAGATACAGATACAGATACAGATACAGAAGCAGATACAGAAAAACATAAGCTGAAAACGGTCTTCAAGCGCGTAAACGCGCTGGGGGTAGATAGGCAACTATGGAATGAATTTATCAAGACGAGGACGAAACTCAAGGCAACCAATACAGCAAGAGCTTTGGCTCAGTTAGCAAATCGAGCAGAAGAATTTTCGCGCAATGGGGAAGACATAAAACAATTATTCGAGGAAGCAAATTCTAATGGATGGAAAACAATCTATGAGCACAAGAATCGTCAACAACGCCGTCACAGCGCAACAAAGATCGCCAGCGACGATGGGTGGATGTGAGCTGCCGAAAATTGCAATCAATCAATTGTTCGGAGTTATGCGGTTAAGTTATCCGTCATTCCTCAACGGTACATCTGAGGCAGACATTTCAGCGACCAAAAAGATGTGGTGGTCATACCTAAAAGACTATGACGAGCAAGTGGTCAAGAAAGCGACTGAGCAAGTTGTCGTTAAGCACAAAAAGTTCGCGCCAACTTTAGGTGAGTTCAAGGAGCTAGTTGAGGAGGTCAAGTCAGAGCCAGCGTTTCGTCCAGCCCGTAGCACAAAGATTTGTGACGTTTGCAAGTCGTTCAACTTTACTCAACATCATCATGACGTTTGCATCACTGGCAAGAAGCAGATTTTCGACGTTACAGACGAGCAAATTGCGGAGGCCAAGAAGATGTTTGGCAAACTAAGATGAGGAAGGCTTCCAATGCGGTAGTAGAGCGCCAGAAACAGCGTCTAGAGGATATTAAAGGCCCAGGTAATATCGACCCCAAGGGGTTGTTAAAAGCCTCTGAGATGCACCTGATTTTGCACTCAGAGGAAGACAAAAATAAACTGCTCAAATCCCTAGAGCAAATTGAGCTTGAGTATCCCATAGACGTAGTGATCAAGAGGGCGACTAAGAGCCGAAGTCTGGCTCAAAACAGGACTCAGTGGCAGTGGTTCAAGGATGCGGCATCACAAGGCGATCAAAAGGCTTGGGAATATCGAGGTTATTGTAAACTGCACTTTGGAGTTCCAATTCTACGCCGGGACAGCTTAGAGTATCGGGAGAAGTATGACCGGATCATTAGACCCATGAGCTATGAGCAAAAGCTAGAGTTGATGGTTGAGCCTTTTGACTTCCCGGTAACTTCAGCGATGAACGTGGCCCAGCATGGTGAGTTTTTGGATTCGGTCAAGCAACATTTTGAATCTGTAGGGTTTAAACTAACAGATCCTCAACGATGGGATGTTTAGATGCCAAAGCGGTGCAAGATTTGTTCGGAGCCTTTCGAGGCGAAATTAAGTACGTTTCAAAAGACCTGTAACAATGTCGAATGCTTGGTTACATTTGGCAAAAAAGAATCGGTCAGACTTAAACAAAAAGCATTCAGAGCTGAAAAAAAGGCGTATAAACAAAGAGATAGGGGGTATTGGCTAAAGCGGGTACAAACTGAATTCAATAAGTACATTAGGAATCGTGACAGTCAAGACCCCTGCATATCGTGCAAGAGATACCACACCGGCCAATATCACGCCGGTCACTATATGAGCGTAGGCGGCCACTCTGCCGCGCTCCGTTTTGACGAGGAAAATTGTCATAAACAATGCTCGGTTTGTAATAACTATCGGAGTGGCAATTTGTCGCAATATCGTACAAACTTAATTGACAAAATTGGCTTGAGCGCAGTGGAGAGGTTAGAGGGACCGCACGATCCTAAAAAATACACAATAGACGAGCTTCAGAAGTTGCTTGTCAAGTATCAGGCGCACAATAAAGAATGGGCGAAGTCTCAATCCTAGATCGACACGCTGAAGAAGTTCGTGACACATTGCGCGAGCTGCTGAGAGAGTGTGAGTCTGGAGAGATCAGCGGAGCAGTAATTATCACTGAGCATCAAGACCATTTTGATTTGACCATGCCGGGAACTTTCTCGACAGACCCAGAATCGATAGCTTCTGTGGTTGGTCGGTTGCAAATCGCATCAAATATCTTCTGCAACATCACCGGAGCGGAAGACGATGAAAGCTAGGTCAATAGACGCGCATTTAGATTTTTGCACAACCGAATACCAAAGAACGGTTATCCAAAAACATATCGAAGGCAAGTCTCAAGTTGAGATCGCAGACGAGCTTAAGAAAGATATTCGCAGAATCAACGCCGTTGTGATGCGCGTTCATCAAAAAGCGGCTCTGCAAGGTGTAGCGCCAGAGTTCAATGTAAATCGTCCAACGGTTCCCGGCTTTACGACTAAACGGGTTAGCACTGCTTACAACACGGACAATGAGATAGTGCTGCAATGGCACATCCAGGAGCCAGAGCGCCAAAAGCTAGAGGAACTTATTGCTGAATTTGTGGAGGGCTTCAAAGATGAGCTACAAGGATTACACTCCCCCACAGACGCGCCGGGAAATACTGAAGACGCTCTTATGGTTAGCTACATTATTGGGGATCATCACCTTGGTATGCTTGCTCACCACACTGAAACGATGGGCGAGGACTATGATGTCAAGATTTCGCAATCTTTACTTGAAAACGCAATAGACAGACTGGTGGGGTCGGCTCCTGCCGGGAAGGTTGGAGTATTGGTTAATCTTGGCGATTTCATGCACGTTAATGATTCGACAAGTTCAACCCCTAGCTCAAAGAATCTACTAGACAGCGATGGAAGGTACTCAAAGACTATTCGAGCTGCTAGTAACGTCATCAAGAAATCAGTTCTAAGGATGCTGGAAAAGCACTCTGAGGTCTGGATAGTTAATGTTCGAGGAAATCATGACCCTGATGCGGCGCTGTGGTTGAATGAGGTGATGAGGTTATATTTTGAAGACGATCCAAGAGTTAAAGTCTTTGATAATGCTTCGAAATTTGTATGGTGGCGCTGGGGTAAGAACTTAATCGTCACTCATCATGGAGATAGGATAAAAATGTCCAATCTTCACGGATCAATTGTTAGTAATTTGAGGCAAGAATGGGGAGAATCAGAACATACTTTCGTCTGGACAGGCCATATACACCACAAAAACCAAGAGGAATATGGGGGCGCATTGTTCGAGTCCTGGAACATCCTAGCACCCGCAGACGCTTGGCACGCTGGCTCTGGCTATGCCAGTTCTCGAAGTATGACTTGCGTAATTCTCCACGAATCGTTTGGCGAACAAGGCCGTTTAAAGGCAAATATACAGGAGCTAGTATGAGCGCATTTGATCGACAAGTGGGTGGTAATCATTACCAGACAATGATGATCCAACCCCTAGAGTATGCTTTAGCGAATGATTTAGGGGTATGCGAGCACGCGGTTGTCAAGTACATATCAAGGTGGCGAGATAAAGGCGGGGTTTCTGATCTTCGGAAGGCGGCGCACTACATCGAGATACTAATTCAAAGAGAAACGGCTCCAGAGGGTCCACCAAAGAAGCCGTCTTGGTAATCAGAGCAGAATAGCTCCAATCAAAAACCCTGCACTAAAAGCGCCAATCATGGCGTAGGTGGTAAATTTTGGGTTAGAAAAGTCTCTTTTCATTTTTCGCTTCCTCCTGTTGTAGTTTGTCCAGCAATTTCATCGTATCCAGCATCATCATATCCCCTGCTGGGTCGATGGTTTCTAGTTTGTAGTAAGTTCTAGCTTTTGCCAGAGTCATCCACGCCAATAACATCTCAGTCCTCGTCGGTTTTATACTCATTTGCCTCTCCTAGTTATCGTTGTGTTTCATGTGAAACATTTTGACCCTCTATCAAGAAAAATTCGGTCTGGTCTTCTTGTAGGCATTCTTCCCAATCTCTATCAGATTCATCAATTGCCAAACGGAAATTATCAATATATTCCCATTCGATGCTGCAATAACTGCAACCAACGTGCTCAATTTCGATGGTTTCATCGTCATCAGACGTAAAAAGGCAAATGCCACAATCGCCATCCGTCACCAACATGCGAGGCCAGCCGCCGAAGTTTTCCGGGCCGTCATCTGAGCTGTAATGCCAACGGACATCAAAACTAAAAGTTTGAGACCAGTTTATTAGCTCGTTTTCATCTGCAAACCCGAAATCTTGCAATAACTCTTTTGTTGCTTTCTCCATAACACGTTTCCTCCCTTAATTGTCCCTATTTAATTGCCCTATTTAATTAGGGGCCTAAAAAACTCTTAATTAATCAGGCCCCTTTTGTAGCAAAATTGTGTTAGGGCTTGCCGCCAGACCGTAGACCAAACCTTGCCACTAGACCGTAGACCAAGTTAGGTGACATCTTCGAGCCAATCGAGCTGTAACCCATTATTTTTGACTTCATCTCGGATCGCCTCATCAGATGCGAACCCATCGGAGTTTTCTTGCTTGGATTTTTTCATGTGACAATTAGCGCAAAGGATCTGAATCTTTTGACTGATCTCGCTAAAATCAGTTTTCATGATCTTTCTAACCAAGTTGTCGCCAGAATCTAGTCTGAGATTGTCATTTTTTCGCCTAATTGGACTGATGTGGTCGAATTGCAAAACATCTTGATCTTTAATCTGGCAATGTACGCACTGATTGCCCAACTTGAATAGAGCTAATTTGCGCTCTTTGATCCGGTAAAGTTTGTTTTGTTGCTTCTTTGTTAGCATAAGAACTTGCTCCTTGCCACTTAATCAACAACCTCCCACAAGATGCAAGCCTTGCCCCATTGAGTCTTCCCCCGTTGGCCGCTGTCTCTTACCTTTAAGTCGTTAGAAAGCTCAGAAAGCCTTGGCTGGACCGAGACGTAAGGTCTCCCCAGCTCCGTTGCAATCTGCTCAGTGCTCAAAGGTGATTTCACCTCGACAAGTAGGCTATAAACCTGATCTCGCAGTGTAATCTTTCCTAATGTGTTGCTTGTTGCAGACTCTAAGCTCGTTTCCCTCTTTTGATAACCAATACCTTCACTTGTATATCCCATACTTCTCTCCTTAGTTTTAATGTAGCCCGTAGACCAAACGTAAACCCATAGACCAAACGCTAACCCACAGATAAAAAACGTCAGGTTTAACGGGTGAGGCGATAAGCCTGACGCATCGCGCCCAAGGTTTACCGTATCCCCTAGACCAAATTCTGCATCCCCTAGACCAAAAAAATGCAGAAAAATCGTCCAAAAATGCAGATCGAAATCATAACCCCTTGATTTTAAAGGGTTTCTCCCTGGGCCTGCTTTGCGTCATCAATTGCCCTTTTAGCGGTTCTCCATCGCACCTTGAAGACATGCGCGATATGGGCAACCGTCCAACCCCTCTCGACCCTTTCAGCCACAGCCGCGAGAAATTCGGCGCGCGTGCGGAAATCCCCCTTGAACAATGGGCGGCCTTTGGTCATTGGTCTAGTGCTTTGCGGGTGCCTTGGCCCTTTTAGTCGATCCCCTCGCATTTGATCCCCTTCTGTTTGTAGTCTGGAATGAACCCGGCGCAAAAATCGGCCCGGTATTGAGCCTCCACACGTTGAGCTTCCTCAAAGTCAGAATTCCCGGCGAACCACACGCACGCGATGACAAAGGCGGCAAGTGCCGCCCGTTTAAAATTTCTCATAGTCATCATTCTCTCCGTTTTGTTTGCTATTCGATTCTAGCGCATAAAGCCCCCTAGCTGTCAAACAAAAACGAGACAGAAGATAGAACTTTTTGGAATATGAAAGGCTCCAGCCATAACAAAGTGTTATTGATATTGTATCAAATACTTTTGACAAAGTAGAATGCCCCCTGTAAAGTGTACTCATCAAATCAACGAAACGGAGCGGGAAGAATGGAACAACAAATTTTAGAAACAATCGAAAATGCTTTAATCGGCAGAATGGCGAAAGAAGCAGGAGTTCAACCGTTTCAGATGAAGTCCATGATTATGAGATGCGAAGAACTCAAGCAGTATTATAAAGAGGTCCGGAGCGTTGCAATTAAGGATCTAGCGGAAAACTTCCGAAAAACTGAGGCGGCTTAAACACCGCCTTCGGGTCTACCAGTTCGAGACTGGTACTGATGAGGCCAGAAAGCCGAAACCCAAAACGGAGCAACAAACATGGAACTAGAGCAAATCAAAATTATTCGAAGCTACAGAATCAACAGCGGCTCAACTTTGGACCCTAAGTGGTCAGATTGGGCGGTTGATATAAGCGCCCCCGTTTCGAATCCGGTAGGGGTTGCAAATGTTATTGCTCAATTCAACGAAGCGATAGCGGAGGCTAAATACTTTAACGCTCAATATAGGCTCCAAGTTGGAATAATTGAGGATGGGGAGCGAGTTGTTGAGGTTGACGGCGAAGCGGTATTATTGGCCGCGTAAAAATAAACCTTGACGAATGGGTCAGGCTGTGTCAAGCTGGCCCCATCAATCAAAAACGGAGCAAGCAAAATGATCAACAGATTCTCAAACCTCGAAGAAATCGCCTCAAACCTTGAGCACTTCGCAACCGTGTTGCACGATCAAGTTCGACGCGGATACATTCCGGCAGATGCTGGGGACTTTGGCAAACTAGAAGCAGCGGTTGAGTTGCTAGATCGCGTCTCACTCGAATTGTGCGAGGCTCAGGAAGAAGACGAAGCACGACAAGAAACAGAAGCCGACCTAAACCAATGGCTAAACGGTGACGCGGTACGCGCATCCCTCGCAAGCCTCAGCGCATACAAGCGGTAAGGGGCGCAATCATGAGCATCTTCGAAATCGTCGCCCTGTCTTTTATCTTTTTTTCCATGCCCGCATTTATGGTTCTGGCCGTCCATGTAGACAAGAAAAACAAGAAATTTTCGTAATTTGTAAAAATAACGCTTGACAAGGGAAACATGGTCAGGCATTATAGATTCATCAATTAACAGAACGGAGCAAAAACAATGAGCGCACAAGAAAAGCAAGATTTTTGGATTCGGTCAAGCAACATACAGAACCACGTTGACCACATCGCCGAAACTTTGCGGAATGGTATGACCTTCGAGGATGCCGGTATTGATCACGAGGAGAACGGGTGCGAACTAGACGACATGATTAGCGGCTTCGACTGGTTGCAAGATGCCCTAGACATGGAGTTCACCGTCTCAAGCAATGGCGACTTTTTAGGCGCTAGAATCTTGGTTGCCTTCGGCGGCCCTAATATCTGGGTTGATACTCGATGGTGCAAGGTTGACGGGTTTTGGTGGGGTGATTCGGCTTCGGCTGAGTTCGTCGACTCAATGGACATTCACGGCGCTTGCCAAGAATTGTTCGAGTGCAGTCGAATGTTTGAGTGCAGATAAGGGGGGATGCGGCATGAACTATTACCAATACTCAATCAGTAAAATCAAGATTTCCAAAACCGTCGAACAACTCAGCAAGGTCGAAGACTGGCTTGAAAAAATGTACAACGCGGGGGTTTTTACACCGGAAGAACTTGGGCAATTAGACCGGAAGCTAGTCGACCACTCCCTAAAATTAGAGGGGATTACAGCATGAGAAGAAAAGCCAGAAGGAGAAGCGCGACACTGATACAGTTCGAGCGGGACGACCTCTATATAATGCTTTTCGCTTTATACGCTCTCTCGGTCTCTGTGGGGGCTTTTTTCCTTTAACTTGACCCTTTACCCTTTCAACTTTCTAGCCCCATAAATTGGGGCTTTTTTTTGCCTATTCAAAGCGTTATACTCTAAAGTTCAGAGATCCAAGGTGGTTATTCGATATGGTTATATTGACTCGATGGGCATTTTTCAACGATTGCACGCTTGGGCGTTTAGAGTTCGAGGGGTTCAAGTGTTGGACAGTTGAGCGACCTTGGCTAGATAACGCTGTCAACGTCTCATGCGTTCCTGATGGCGTCTACACGATGGAACGGCACGATTCCCCAAAGTTCGGTCCTGATGTTTGGGAGCTTCAAAACGTACCGGAAAGGTCTTACATCTTGATTCACGCTGGCAACACTTCCAAGGATGTGACCGGCTGCATTGCATTGGGTGAAGGTTTGAGAGTTGGTGGAGATGGTGTCACAAGCTCTAGAAAGGCTTTGGCAGAGTTTGAGAAGCTAACCAATGGTATCGAGTCGCTAGATATAAAGATCGCTTCTGGCCGAATCTCTGAGCGTTCTTGATCGTATATTGTCGCAACTTAAAAAGGATTGACCCAAATGGCGAAAGATCCCCGATTGGAGCGTTACAACCTCGAAGGCTTCAACAAGCCAAAGCGAACCCCAAAGCATCCTGAAAAATCTCATGTAGTTCTGGCAAAGGATGGCGAAACGGTAAAGCTCATCAGGTTCGGCCAGCAAGGGGTGAAAGGCTCACCGGCCAGGAAAGGCGAAAGCAAAGCGGATGTGGCAAGGCGTGCCAGCTTCAAGGCTCGACACGCCAAGGGAATCGCTAAGGGGAAGTTGTCAGGCTCTTATTGGGCCAATCTGGTTAAATGGTAGGTGTGGCCCAAACAACCCAAGCGAGGCACATGGCCTCATCTAAGACACTCACGGAGGCGAACCAATGCCATACAAAGATCTGAAAAAGCAAGGCCAGAAGGTCAAGAAAACAGGCAACAAGAAACCAAAGCCGATGAAGAAGCCCAAGGGGTGATGACATGGCAGGAAGACCCAGGACAGAGATAGACCTTGACGAGCTGCGAAAGCTGATGGCGCTAAACTGCACGATGGCAGAGATCGCCGCATTCTTTGGTTGCAACAAGAAAACCATCGAGCGCCGCATGAATGAGGATGATGAGCTTGCGGAAATCATCGACCACGGGCGAGCTGATGGGATGTTGTCAGTGAGGCGCAAGCAGTTCCAGATCATGGAATCAGGGAACCCAACAATGGCGATATGGCTAGGGAAACAACGGCTAGGCCAGCGGGACAGCTTCGATATGATCCAAGAGCACAAGCCTATCTCTATCGAGATCGTAAACCCGCATGTCTTCGACGATTAGCCCAACAAAGCCTCAGTTTGACTACATCACTTCCGAGGCCAGTTACCCGGCTATGGTGGCAGGATTCGGGGCCGGTAAGACTGAGGGCGCTATTCATCGCTCGATCATTGGCAAGTTGAGAAGCCCAACGACTAACAGGGGCTTTTATGCGCCCACCTATGACCTGATTCGTATGATAGCCTTCCCACGCTTCGAGGAAATATTGACGGAGCTGGAGATACCCTACAGGCTTTATAAGTCCCCTCTGAACTACATTGATATTAACGGGATGGGCTTGATCTTCTTCCGGTCGATGGATGCACCGCACCGGATCATTGGATATGAGCACGCTGATGCCGATGTTGATGAACTCGATACCATGAAGCCAGAAGACGCGGCCCACGCATGGCGGCAGATCCTAGCTAGAAACCGGCAGAAGAAGCCGGACGGAAAGCCCAATACGGTCGGGGTAACAACAACGCCCGAAGGTTTCCGGTTTGTCTATCAGGCGTGGAAGAAAGACCCGAAGCCGGGCTATGAGATCATTCAAGCGCCCACAGAGAGCAACCCGCACATTCCCGAGGGATACGTTGACAGCCTGAAGGCGATCTATCCTGAGCACTTGCTTGCCGCCTACTTAGAGGGCCAGTTTGTCAACCTCACCAGCGGGACGGTATACATGAGCTATGATCGGCACGCTTGCGGGTCAACTGAGACCATCAAAGAGAATGAGCCGCTATTCATTGGGTGCGATTTCAACGTGACCAAACAGGCTGCGACCATCTACGTTCAGAGAGAAGGCGGAAGGGTATGGCACGCGGTCGATGAGTTGATGAATATGTACGATACGCCGGAGATGATCCGAATCATTCAGGGGCGCTATCCTCATCACCCGATCTATATCTACCCAGATGCTTCGGGCGGGGCCAGGAAGACGGTCAACGCGTCCCTAAGTGATCTGGCGTTGCTTGAGCAAGCAGGGTTCACGGTGAGGGCGAAGAAGAAGAACCCAGCGATAAAAGACAGGGTTGCGGCCATGAATAGGGCGCTTGGACAGGGAAGGGTTAGAATTAACGCCGAGGCGTGCAAAGTCACCGCCGAATCGTTAGAACAGCAAGTCTACAAAAATGGAGAGCCGGACAAATCAACCGGCGTTGACCACCAAAACGATGCAACCACCTACCCCATAGCGTACGAAATGCCGGTAATGAAGCCGGTTGCAAATGTACGCTTTGCCTTTGCCACCTAAGAGAATTGACCGATGACCGTTGAAAACAAGAACCCCGATTATGAAACCTATCTACCCGTCTGGAAGAAGACCCGAGACGCGGTGAGAGGCTCTGTAGCCGTCAAAGACAAGCGGCAGGACTATCTGCCAGTCCCCGATTCAGAATCCAACGATGACAGCGTGGGCTCTCAGTCGATGCGATACCGGCAGTATCTTAAGCGTGCATTGTTCACCAACTTCACCGGGCGAACTAAGAACGCATTGGTCGGGGCCGCTTTCCGAAAAATGCCCGTTCTGGAGATACCCGCCGCTATTGATTACCTTCTGGCTGATGCAACGGGTGACGGATTGGGTCTAGTCCAAATGGCAAAGGATGAGCTGTCGAACCTTCTGGAGACTGGCCGGTCTTTTCTGCTGGTTGACTACCCCCAAGCAGAGGACGGGCTAAGCGCCGAAGAGGTCTCGATGCTAGACCTGAAAGCCTCGATCATCCCATTTACGGCAGAACAGGTGATCAACTGGCGTACTGAGGCGGTGAGAGGTCGCAAACTGCTGACCCTTTGCGTGATCGCTGAGGACTACAAAGACGGCGGCGATGAGTTCGCGCATGATACCGATACACAGTATCGCGTGCTCAGGCTCAGAGAGGACGGCTATACACAACAGCTCTACCGGGACGGCGTACCGTTTACCGAGGAATTCTACCCCAAACGGGCTGATGGCTCTGCTTGGGATGTGATACCGGGCGTTTTTGTGGGGTCAAAGAACAACGATGCTACCGTAGACGATGCGCCCCTTTCAGACATTGCTGATGTGAACATTGCCCATTATCGGAACTCTGCAGATTACGAGGAATCATGTTTTCTGACTGGACAACCAACCCTGTTTATCACGCACAGCCTCTCTATGGAGCAGTGGTTTGAGTACAACCCCAACGGAATCAAGCTAGGATCTAGGGCTGGGCATGTGCTAGGTGAGGCTGGAGGGGCCACACTGGTACAGGCTGACCCGAATAACCTTGTTCTGGAGGCTATGAAGGCAAAAGAGGCCGCAATGGTGGCGATTGGTGCGCGTATTGTTACCGATAGGGGCGGGAATGAGACGGCAGAGGGCGCGAGAATCCGATTTGCTAGTGAGAACTCGGTGCTCGGTGATATTGTCCACAACTTGAGCCAAGCTATTGAGCAGTGCCTTGTATGGTGCGGCGAATTCATGGGTGTTGGTGATCTGGCTGAATTTGAGATCAACCGGGAATTCTACGATAAGTCTGTAGATCCTCAGCTTCTGATGTCAATGGTCACGCTGTTAGACCGGCAGATCATCAGCAATCAGGACATTTTCGACCGCCTCAAGGCGGGTGGAATCATAGACGCTGATCGACAGCTTGAGGACATACAAGAAGAACTCGGAGAACTGGCCCCACTAGGCTAACCCATGTCAACGAATGACAAAATCGAGGACGCGATCACGCGCCATCAGGTCTTCATCATGCGCTACTCGCTAGGGCGCGAGGCTGTGGCTGATGAGTACGTTGCGCGGCTTGTGGAGGCCGTTGAGGAGCGTCTAGGCCCGGATATTGCCTCAGTGTCTCCGGCTAGGCTCGATCAGATCATTGCGGACGTTCTGAGTGACATAAAAGAACGGTCTGATGAGTACGAAAAAAGCGTTGTCGATGAGATGTTGGAATTCATTGGGTATCAGTCGGACTTTAACGTCAACCTTCTAGATTTCAACGTGGGAGGCGATGCGGTGGCCCCGGCGCTCGGAATACTACAGGCGGCCATGCTACTTCGGAGGATGCCACTAGAACCTACCAAGTCCTACACGATCAACGAGGCATTGAGGGAATACTCAGACCGAAAGTCAAGACAGATCGTCCAAACCGTACGGGATGGCGTAACTTTGGGCCAAACCAGCCAAGAAATATCGGCAAACGTCAAAAATTTGACTAAATTACAGCAAAGACAGGCCGCAACCCTAGCAAGAACCATCACCAACTACGTCAGCATTCAGGCTAGAGAAGTGGTTATGAGAGAGAACTCTGATATAACCGATAGTTATAAGTGGATTGCTACTTTGGACAGCCGCACTTCTCTGATTTGTGCGAGCAGGGACCAACAGGTATTCAAAGAGAGCAACGACAGCCCAAAGCCTCCGGCGCACTTCAATTGCCGAAGCACAATCACTCCGATTGTGAAAGATGAGTTCGATTTGGGATTGGACATACAAGGCCGTAGACCGGCTGTGAGCGACGAAGGGGTAAAACAGGTAAAGGGCAACACTAGCTATGAATCATGGCTTAAACGCCAATCTAGAGCGTTCCAGACGGAAGTGCTAGGGGTAGCGAGAGCCAGACTGTTCCGAGAAGGGCGAATTTCAATAGGCCGCTTTGTGGATGAACAAGGACGGACCTTGACACTTGCCCAACTCAGGAAACTGGAGCCGATGGTCTTTGAGGACTTAGGCATTTAATACGGCAGAGCCGTACATTGCAAACTAGAGGTGAGCAAATGGAAGCGTTAAAAGATATTGAGTTGGATGACGATGTAAAGGGGCAGATCGCTGAGAGGCTAGAGCTAGAGATACAAGCTAGACTAGATCAAGAGGTCTCGGGGCTAAAGTCTAAGAACGATGAGCTGATTGCTGAAAAGCGAAAGGCGCAAGAGGCAACCGAAGCTGCAAAAACGAGGGCCAAGCAGGAAGCAGAAGACAAGGCCAGAGCAGAGAACGATTATAAGCAATTGTTCGAATCTCAGAAGCAAGAGTCCGATACCCTGCGAAAGACCATCGAGAAGATGAATTCTGATATTTCTAGGTCTAAAATAGACCAAGAAGCCGTAAAAATAGCTTCAGGCTTGACAAAAGACACAAGTCGAGCGAAACTTTTACAACAACAGATCAGCCAGAGGCTGACCCTAGTTGATAATGAGATTCGAGTGGCTGATGAATCCGGTCAATTGACTGTTTCTACACTTGATGACCTCACTAACTCTATCAAGCAGAACTTCCCGTTCCTGGTTGATGGCAGTCAAGCAAATGGCGGCGGGGCCGTCAGAGCGCAAGGCAGAGCCGAAGCGCGATCCAAAGAGATGTCACGAGCTGACTTTGATGCACTGCGTCCGGTTGATCAATCGGATTTTATGCGTTCGGGCGGCAAACTTTATGATGATTAAGGAGGCCAACAATGGCTAACGTATTAACTAACCTTGCTGCTGACATTTATGTCGCGGCTGACGTAGTGGGTCGAGAGCTTGTTGGCTTCATCCCTGCTTCAACTATTAACGCAAACGGATCAGAGCGAGTCGCTAAAGGCGATACCGTTCGAGCATCCTTCACACGAGCTGCGACTGCTGTCGATGTGTCTGAGTCTATGACTGTTCCTGAAGGGACCGATCAGACTGTTGACAACAAAACGCTGTCAATCACTAAGTCTCGCGCTGTTCAAATCCCTTACACTGGGGAAGATGTACGGCACTTGAACAACGGTATCGGCTTCGAGACTGTTTACGGTGATCAGATCGCACAAGCAATGCGAACGCTCTGCAACGAAGTAGAAACCGATCTTGCTGTTGAGGCATACACAAACGCTTCACGCGCTCACGGTACTGCTGGAACGACTCCTTTCGGCACCAACAACCACGCTATCGCTGAAATGCGAAAGATCTTGGTTGATAACGGTATGCCAACTGAGCAGGATCAAGTCTCTTTGATCTTGAGTTCTTCTGCTGGTGCTAACTTGCGAAAGCTCGCGGCATTGCAGGAAGTCAACAAGTCAGGAAATGACACTTTGCTCCGTCAAGGTATCTTGCTCGATCTGTTCGGCATGGGTATCCGCGAGTCTGCACAAATCCAAAGCCATACGAAAGGAACGGCTACTGGGTTAGACGCTAATGGCGGTGAGCCTGTTGGTGAGACTAGCATCGTCCTTGACGGTGGAGACGGTGGAACCTTGCTTGCTGGTGACGTTGTTACCTTCGCAGGAGACTCTAACAAGTACGTTGTCAACACTGGCTTTACTGCCGCCGCTGGCACCGCTGTACTTGGCTCTCCGGGCTTACAAGCGGCCTTGGCTACCACGACTGAGATGACGATTGGTGATTCGTTCTCAGCTAACATCGCAATGCACCGTAGAGCATTAGAGCTTGCTATTCGCGCTCCTGCTGTACCTGAAGGCGGTGACTTGGCTGATGACTCCCTGATCGTACAAGATCAGCGAAGCGGTCTAGTCTTTGAGGTTCGCGTTTATCGCGGATACCGCAAGTCTATGATCGAAGTAGGCGTGGCATGGGGTGTTAAGGCTTGGAAGCCTGACTTCATTGCAACTCTGCTTGGCTAAATAAGGCTAACGCTAGATGATTGGGGGCTTCGGCCCCCATGATTCACACTTAAGGATTTACAATGGCGCTAATAATCGAAGATGGTTCAGGCGTAGCAAATGCCAACAGCTATGTCACCGCTCAACAGTGGGACGATTGGGCAACTGCTAGAGGTATTTCGCATACTCACAGCACTAACCAAATTGAAGAATTCATCCTTACGGCGATGGACTACATCGAAGCGCAGAATTTTATAGGGCGCAAAGCAACTGACGCTCAGTCTTTGCAGTGGCCTAGAACAGAAGTGTACATAGACAGCTACTCGGTAAACTCAGATGAGATACCTAACCAGCTAAAGAACGCGGTCTATGAGGTTACTAGAACAGTATCGGACGGCAATTTTGCGCTATCTGCTAGAGATCGTCAGACTACTCAAGAAAAAATTGGTGATATAACAGTAACTTACAAGAACAATGCCGGGATGAAGAAAGAAACTCCCGCAGTCAGAAGTGCATTGAGAAAGATTGTTAAACCGTTAAGCATGGTGTCGAGAGCGTGACATTTAACTACACAGCCATTCAATCAACAGCGACTAACCTGTTGACCAGCTTTGGAGAGGATGCGACCGCAACCAGAACCGGCGGAGCTACTTTTGATCCAACCACAGGCTCATACGCTGGCGGTAGCACGACAACGATAACAGGCAAGGCGGTTAGGCTGAACTACTCGAAGAACGAGATAGACGGCGAAATGGTACAGCGAGATGATGCAAGGATGTACTTTCAGGCTGGCAACGGTGCTCCTGAAATAGACGATAACATCTTGTTTGACTCCGAGAACTATAGGGTCATGAACGTAATAACCACAGCGCCATCAGATACGGATGTTATGTATGAGCTTCAAGTTAGACGTTAAGAACTTTGCAGAGGCAACTGGAAAAGATGTTGTCAGGGCAAAGAAAGCCGCCGCTTTGACTTTGTTCCGCTTGGTTTCGGAGCAGACGCCGGTGGATACAGGTAGGCTTAGAAATAACTGGCGAACAGGGATTAACAGCCGAAACGGTAGATCTTTAGCGGGTGAAGACCCTAGCGGCGCTCGATCCAAGAAAGAAGCTACGACCAAGATCAAAACAGTTGTCGGGGACGAGACCATTGTGTTTTCAAATAACTTGCCTTATGCGGCGGTGATTGAATATGGCTTGTACCCCAACCCACCAAAGAACCCGACAGGAAAGACGATTAACGGTTATTCGACGCAAGCGCCTCAAGGTATGGCTCGGATTTATGTAGAGAAAATGGCGCTTGAGATGAAAAGGTCGGCGGCGGCATTCATTCTGGCAGGACGGCAGTTGTGAGTACGGTGTTTGCGGATATTGGCGCGGCTTTAGATGGCCGAATGAACACCTTAAGCGGTGGGGCTGCAATCGCTTGGCAGAACACGGTTTTTAAGCCTACGAAAACCGCTTTGTATTTAAAGCCAACGAATTTGCCGGTATCTGCAAGCCAAACAGGGCTAGGGGCCAGCGGTATAGACCAACACACTGGAATTTACCAGGTGGACGTTTACGCTATTGCTGGAAAAGGAAGGAATGCGGCAGAGGTAAAGGCAGATGCGGTGGCAGATCACTTTAAGCGCGGCACTGATTTAACCTATAATGGTATCACTGTTCGCTTGGGTGACACTTCCCGAAATACGGGAATAATCGTAGATGACAGGTTTGTCATTTCCGTTTCAATCAACTATACGGCTCATGTAGCCCCGAGGTAAATATTATGACTATTGCAACAGGATCGCGGCATGACATGGCGTATACTGTCGAAACAACTTACGGCACTACACCGTCCACGCCACCATTCACACCCATTCGGCACACCGGGACCACTTTAGGGCTTTCGAAGGACGCTATCCAGTCCGAAGAACTCCGAGAAGATCGTCAGATTGCTCATTTCCGGCATGGAAACAAAAGCGTCTCAGGTGATATTAACTTTGAGTTGTCTTACAACACTTTTAACGATTTGATTGAAGCTGTTATGTGTGGGACTTGGACATCTGACGGAGATCCCGAAACTTTAATCGCTGGCACTACCGCTAGATCATTTACAATTGAACGTCACCACGAAGATATTGGCAAATACTTGAGGTCAACTGGTTGCTGCTTTAACTCTATGAGTTTATCTATTGCGCCGAATTCGATGGTTACTGGTTCTTTTGGGGTCATTGGTAAAGACTTCTCTATAGCAAGCGCGGCAATCACTGGTGCAAGTTATGCGGCTGAGACTACGACCGCCCCATTCGACAGCTTTACTGGAGCGATCACTGATGGCGGATCTACGATAGCGATTGTCACTGCGTTGGAACTGAACATTGACAACGGTTTAGAGGCTCAGTATGTAGTCGGGGATTCCACAAGTCTGAAGCCGCCTTTGGCCCAGTCAAACATTTCGGGGTCTATTACAGCGTACTTTGAAGATACAACCTTGATCGACAAGTTTGTCAACGAGACTTCTTCGGCTTTGACGTTCACACTCACTGATGCGGCTGGCAACGATTACTTATTTAATATGCCAAACGTGAAGTATAACTCCGGCAATCCAGAAGTGGGTGGTCCGGGTGCTGTAACCGTAACGCTTGACTTTATTGCGCTTTATAACGCCGGTATTACAAGCCAGTTACAAATTACTAGAGACGATGCGTAAATAACCTAGAGGGGAAAGGGAAGGATGGATATTAACGATTTTTATACCGCTGATGAGCATGAGAAAGGTAGAGAGGTAGCGATAAACAACCCCAGCACTGGCGAGCCGTCAGATGTGGTGTTTATTGTTAGGGGGCCGGACTCAAAAACATTTAGAAAAGCGATTTTGGCGTCTAACCGCAAGAACGTAGAGCTTGATGACGCAGACAACATGACGGACTTGCTGGTCGCGGTAACGATTGGATGGCGTGGCCTCAAGAACGGAAACGGAAAGGACGCGAAAGACGTACCTTTCTCTGAGGAAACTGCTAGAAAGATCTATGATCAATCTCCAGACGTTTCGACTCAGATCATGACGTTTGTAAGTCAGCGCCAAAATTTTACCAAAGGCTAACTGACGAGATTTTATCATTTGCGACTTGGCAATTCTGGGCCGCAGGGTACGATAAAGAATCTAAAGTTAGCCGCCTTGAGAGTTTAAGGCAAGTTGAAAAGACTCTTGGACGAAAGCCGAGAGAGCTAGAGAATGCCCCAGTGCTTAGGGACAACCTCGCTTATATTTGGTCGATTTTTGTTCGATTAAAGAATGCGTCAGATGGGCCAATAAGCTACCCGCAAATAAAGGCTTACATGGAGATTTTTGGGGAGTTGACGCTTTTTGAGATCGATATAATAATCGAATTGGATCACGCCCAGAGGCTAGAGGCAAACAAGAATGGCTGACGCAAACCTAGACATACGGGTAACTTCCAAAGGAATAAAAGAAGCTCAGTTAGCACTGCAAAAGCTGGGCATCAATGCTGACAAGGCTGAGGAAGCCGTCAAGCAGTACAAAGAAGAAACCAAGAAGAACGAAAAAGCTCAGAATCAGTACAGAAAGCAGCAAGAGAAAGCAACCACTCAAGTATCTAAGGCTGCACAAGTACACAAGCAAGCCAGAGGCGGCTTTCGCGCAATGCGAGGGGCAACTCAGCAGCTATCATTTCAACTTCAAGATGTGGCAGTCCAAGCCCAATCCGGCACCGCCGGTTTAACAATTCTAGCCCAACAGGGCCCTCAGATTCTTTCTGTGTTCGGTCCCGGCGGAGCTGTGGTCGGTGCATTGGTTGCCTTTGGTGCATTGATAGGCGGAGTTTTAGTTAGCGCGTTTAAGGATAGCGAAACAGGGTCGGATGCCCTAGAAAGGGCGCTTGGTCGGCTAAAAACGCAAGTTGATGAAACAGAAAACTCTGCTTTTCAGTTATCCAAAAGAATCCTAGAGTTCGCGCAAGTATCAGAAGCGGCGGCGCAAGCTGAACTGATTGCGGGACTAAAAGATACAAGAATTGCTTTGCGAGAAACTAAAGCGCAATTTGAGGCGCTGGTATCGGATCAGATTGGTCAAGATATTCAAGATGTTGCGAGCGAACTAAAGAGGCTTAGATCGCAAGATCCGCTAGTAGATGAAAAGTTAATTAAAGCAACAGAGACATACTCCGATGAGTTAGGTGTTGTCAATGTCACTCTCGATGAGTTAAGCGACAAGCTAGGAATATCTAAAGAACAAGCCCTCGCTTTTGTTGACTCGGCAGCACAACTAGATCAAAACAATATCAAAAGTTATTCTGATTTTCGAGCGGTAATAGATGGCATTCAGTCATCAACGAGAGATTTGTCCCCAGTCTTTGCAGTATTAAGACGCGATCTTATAAAAGAAGAAGTTCAGCTTCGGTCATTGACAGATCAAGCTGGGATTTTAAGGCAAGCTCGAAGGGATTTGAGCGAACAAGGCATTGCTGGACTTAGAGATTTGGTCGATCCATCTGCTGAAATGGATAGGCATAACGCTTTAGTCGCGGCTATTGATGACAAGATAGCCGCAGAAGGAAGGTTGCAGTCAATTGTTGTGCAGAACAGGCGTGAAATGCACGCATCGCTTGACGCAGAAATCAAACAGCGAGAGAAAGCGGAAGAACAAAAGCAAGGTCTTTTGGAAAAGACTCAGCGAACCTTATCCACCTTGTATAGCGCAACCAGCCCCGCCGTCTTGTCGTTCGCCAGACAACAGCAGTCAATGCTGGAGATATTGCAGGAAGCCAATGATAAGAAATTATTAAGCGATGAAGGTCTCGCTAACGCCAAGAAGTTGCTACAAGAAGACTTGACCGCATTTATGTTGGCTGAGGAGCAAAAAAGAGAACAGAATGAAATTGCTCAACATGCGAGATCAATGCAGAGAGAGGCCGATAGGCTGTATAACAACTTGTCTGCTATGGAGAAATGGTACGTTGCGACTGAGCAAGCATTAAATAATATCGGCTTTCTACAGGTGCAACTTGCTCAATCTTTTGAGCAAAACTTAGGGGGCGCTATTGAGGGTCTTTTGACCGGCACCATGAACTTGAAAGAGGCGTTTAAAGCCTTTGCCGCTGACATGCTAAAGAGCTTCTTGTCGATGATGGCGCAAATGCTTGCAAAGCAAATTGCATTTTCCCTTATTGGGGGAGGAGTGGAGCAAGCTGGTCGAGCAAGTTTGGCCGCTTATCAAGGCGCTATAGGCCAAGCTAAGGTCGCTGAAGCCGCGATGAACGCTTATGTATCTACTCTAGCAATCCCTGTCGTTGGTCCTGCTTTAGCGCCCGGAGCAGCGGCAACAGCGGCGGGTGTCGCACAGGGGCTGGCAGGAGTGAATACTGCTTTAAATATAGCAGCCGCTTCTATCCCCGCCGGACCTAGGGCGTTAGGAGGCCAAGTCAGAGGTGGAGAATCTTACTTGGTCGGCGAAAGAGGACCAGAGCTTCTCACGATGGGAGGTTCAGGCCGAGTATCAAGTAACGACCAGCTTAAGAAGGCTATGGGTGGCGGCGAAGGGATTACCATTGTCAATAACGTAGATGCCAGAGGTGCAGATGCCAGCGTAGATGTTAAGATACGAAAGGCAATGCAAGAGACAGCGGCCACCACTATTGAAACAATACGCGACCTATCAAGAAGGCGTAGATTCGTATGAGCACTTTCGTATTCGCAACAGATGTCCCCAACGTACTACCAAGCACGTCATCTTGGGAGCTAGTGAGCAATTCCAGGATGTTCCGTAGCCCGTTGACCAATGCCATTCAGACGGCGGCAAGGAAAGGGTCTCACTGGAAAATATCTTTAGCTTTCAATAACTTATCAGGCGAAGATCGAGCAAACTTACAGGCTTTTCTAACTAAGCTAGAAGGTCAAGAGCATAGATTCAGTATCATAGACCATTCTTTTGTTCGCAGGGGTTCAGGTGTCGATACTGGGCTAGTAACGGCTGCTAGTTCTGGGAATACGCTCAATTTTACTCGCAGTTTAAGCAGTTCTATCAGTATAAACAAAGGTGACTATATTAGCGCCAACGGACAGTTGTTTATGTGTACGACTGCAATGGCCGCGACTACTGCCACGACAGGGCTTAGTGTGGGCGTTTCTCCAGCCGTTAGGAATTCATCAGTTGGCGAAGTAGTGGATCTTGATACCCCTTCAGGGATTTTTATGCTGACTTCCAGCGCAAGCTGGGACACTAAGCCGGGGCTATTTTCTAGCTTTAGTATTGACGCAATAGAGGATGTCTTAGCAACATGAGCAGAGACCTAGCCAGCAACACGGCAATAAAATATTCATCTTCGAACGTATTTCCGATTACATTTGTGAAGCTGGAGTTTTTACCGACTACTGCCACACCTACTGCTGGCATCGGTACTATTAGACTTCACAACGGGCTTGGTACTTATAGCTGGGAAGACCCTAACGACGGCGCAGGGGTTCAGAGCTGGATTGGTACAGGCGATTTAGGACAGATAAGCAAGATACAAGAAGGAGAGGAAGTCAGTCCTTACGGAATCCAGCTAACCCTTTCAGGCTTAGATCCTGACCTGGTCGGAGAAGCTATCAAAGAAACCTACTATCAGCGTCCAGTTACCTTGTATGTTGGCGCGTTGAATGACAGCGACCAGCTTGTAGCCACGCCAGACGTTATGTGGACGGGTTTCATGGACCTTATGACTGCAAGTGTCGGAGCTTCTGGCGGCGATACTTTGGTATTGAATTGTGAGAGTGAGCTTGCAATGTTCGAGCGGTCTCGTAATTTGTTGTTCACAAACTCGTCTCAGCAATTAATTAGCACAAATACGCCGCCCGATACATTCTTTAACCAACTGCAAGATATGGAAGACTTGACTCTAGCTTGGGGCAATAGAGGATCGAGAGTTACCGGCAAAGGGCCGGGTTTTGACAGTGCGCCGTTTGATGATCTTGATTTGGAAAACATAGACTTTAACGCGAACTAAAAATGAACATCCTTGCCAACAAATTTCTTTCCTCACTCAATTCTTGGGATAAGAACGACTTTCAGTATGGCTCAACAGATTGTTGTCAGTTTGCATCCCATGTAGTCAAAGAGATTACCGGCGAAGATCACGCGGCTAAGTTTGAATACAGGTCTGAAGAAGAAGCGCAACAGATCATCGAAGAACATAACGGCCTAGTAGGTTTGATTTCAAGTCTGCTTGGGGAGCCAAGCAAGGCAGAGAAGGACGGAGACGTTTGCGTTTTGTTTATCCCTTCTATCGGTGAGCTTTTAGGCGTTAGGTATAAAGGCAATGTTGTCTGTATAACCGAAAAAGGTTTAAAGGCAGTTGAATATAAATATGTAATAGCGGAGTGGGCGATATGCCACCAGTAGTTGCTTTCTTAACGACAGTAGGATCTATTTTTGGCCTTGCAGGAACGGCGGCGGCTATTGCTGGCGCTGCTGCTATTGTAGGGTCAGTAGTTATTGCCAGAGCCTTGATGCCCAAAATCGATATGGGTGTTGTTGATACCGATAGGGCAAGACAGACCACGGTACGAAGCACTATTGAGCCTCGCAAGTTAGTTTACGGCGAGACAATGATTAGCGGTGTGGTTTCTTTCGCGCAAGTCAATGGAGCGAACAATAAGAATCTGCACCAAGTTATTGCCATTGCTGGTCACAAATTAACGTCTATAGATAAGATATTTTTCGACGATTACTCTATTGACCTATCGTCGCAAGTCGATGGAAACGGTGACGTTACTTCTGGCAAGTTTGCAAAGAAAACGAACGAGGACGGCACTCTTGAAACAATGGTGCATATCGAAACGCGAGATGGATCTACGACTCAAACGGCTTACTCCGATCTAGTTACTGCTTTTGCTGGCACTGGACTTAATGCAGGGAAAGGATACGAGAGCACTCATCGGGGCGATGGTGTAGCCAGTATTTATACTCGTTGGACTATCCACGAAGGAAGCAGAGAAACTTGGGATGAAGTTGGCGGCATTCAGAACATCAAGGCGGTGGTTAAGGGTAAGGCTGTTTATGACCCACGGTTAGATGTAGCGGCTGGTAATGATGCCGGTGATAACCCTACTACCGCTGCGTATATCAAGTATTCGGACGGTGCGACTACTGCAACGCATCAGAGAGACTTACAGGGTCAGAACCCTGCTTTGATGCTTGCTGATTACCTGATGGATTCTTCCTTCGGTTTGGGCGTTCCTGCAAGCAAGATAGATTGGGATGCGGTAATCACAGCGGCAGATGCTTGTGACTACTTGGTCCCGATTCCTACAAGCCAGACTCAAAAACGCTTCTTCGGCTCTGGTGTTATTTTTGGGTCAGACAACCACCGAAAGTCTATATCTAAGATCCTAAGCGGCATGAATGGAGATCTGATCTATTCTCAGGGCAAATACATTATCAAGGCTGGCATACACGAAGCATCTAGTCTGGCATTCACTGAAGACGATCTCGCTGGTGACTTCACCGTCAAGACTTCAATCCCTAGAGCAGACAGATTCAACACCATTAAGGGTATGTTTATAGACCCTGAATCGAACTACAAGATGACCGAGTTCTCTCCTAGAACAGTCTCAGGAGCTGTGGCTAGAGACAATGGGGAAGTCTTAGAGGAAGAAATCAAGCTGACGTTTACGTCAGACAGGTACGTTGCACAAAGAATTGCGATCAAGAAGGTCAATCAATCGTTTCTGCAAACTACCTTAAGCCTTCCGGTCAACCTTAAAGGGATGAAGGTAGCAGTTGGTGATCGGATTACACTTGCCTTAAACGACTTCGCTACGATTGACGCTGATTGGAATCCAAGCAAAGAGTTTAAAGTCATTGGCTGGTCGTTCTCTGAGAGTGGCAATGGAGCTATTGACCTTAGTCTTGTCGAGGATGACGAAGATAGATACGCTGACCCAGCAGAGGGTGATTACAATCAAATCTCTAACACTGGCGTTATCATTAGCTCATTGGCTCAAGTGCCTAGTCCGACTAACTTTACAGCAACCGCTGGATATAACTCGGTCAATCTTGCATGGACCAACCCAACCAACATTGGGGCATGGGAACAGATCTGGATTTACGCTAGTAATACCACCACCCCTCCTGCAACTCCGATTGAGAAGTTTAGAGGCACAGCGTTCACTCATCAGATTGCTGGCGGTACAGTTAGGTATTATTGGATTCAGGCAGTCAAGTATCCTTTAGGTTCGACCCCTGCGTCTGGCTCTACGAATACATCTAAGTCTGCCTTGGTTCCTTTTGAAATTGATGGATCGATTGCATCAGTCACCGCACTAAAGATTGCCAATGCGGTAATGGAAACAGACTCAATTGATGCCGATCAGATTGTCGATGGCGCAGTAGGCTCTGCCCAGATTAATACCACGCTTGAATCTACTAATTGGTCCACCAGCGGCGGTACGGCTGGGTGGCAGATCCTAAAGAGTGGCGCGGCTTCTTTTAAAACCGCCGTTATTTCAGGAAACATCAGCGCCACGACTGGAACGATTGGCGGCTTTACAGTCGGCTCTACTGATTTAATCGCTGGCGACGAAACCACAAGAGTCTCGCTATCAACAAGTGACGGAATTAGCTTAGGCGATAACACTTTTGCAGACGCCCCGTTTAGTGTGACTCCTGCGGGAGCCTTAAAAGCTACGGACGCAACAATCACCGGAGATATTACGGCAGACACATTAACAGTCGCAGAGGCTAATATTACCAACGCCTTGACGCTGGGCGGCGGCGTATTACAGGATGGTTCGGGCAACAACCTAACAACAACAACCACCCTGAACGCCAACCAAATAATGAGCGAAGTTACAGGGGTCCTTAGCCAAGCCCAACATGCAATTCCATCGTTTTACCGCATCACGACAGACGATGCTCTTGCCCCCTCAAACTCAGAGTTTAATGCCGCTGCTGGTAGACTGCCAAAAGTCAACGACATAGTAATAACCACAGACACAACCGTTACTAATCCGGTAACGCCTAACAGAACTTATGGTTGGACTTGCACAGTTGCAGGAACCGCTAGTACAGAAGCAACTTGGGGGGCAATAAGTGACTTCATTTCTGGGGATCTTTTGGTTGATGGAACTGTCACCGCCGATCAGATAGCCGCTAATGCTGTAACGGCTGGTAAAATAAACGTCACTAATTTACAAGCAATCCAATCAGATCTTGGAAATATTACGGCAGGGACGCTTAAAGGTGGTGGAGCTACAGCACCTCCAGATGCAGATGCCGCTCCATCAGGATCAGAATCAGGTTCATTCTTTGACTTAAATGGCGGCAAGTTTGTAGTAGGAGATGCAAGCAAAAGTTTGCTGTTTGACGGCACCAACTTGACCATGACGGGGGATGTCAGGGTTAAAGGAGAAATTGAAGCAGATGCGCTAATTGTGAACAATCAATTTCGATTCTTCGGTAAAGAGTTTTTCATTGCTCGTGGAGTTGAAGATGGCTCAATCACTGACACGATGCTTTCTAACAGCGCGGTAAACTTGCTGCAAGGATCTCTCGCTCAAAGTGTTGGTGGTAGCAATGGTGATTTCAAAGAAGGCTCTGGTTCATTTACTTCTTCAGGCGGCAATATAGTTTTAGGGACTTCTGGCGATCTGTTTGACCACGGCGAGCTTGCTATTGACCTTGAAGCAAATTTTAGTTTTAGCTTTTACGGCTCAACCAGCTATGCTCAAGACACATTTACACTTCAGTTCCAAGTCAGTACAGACGGAACAAACTACACGAATGTAGGCACAAGCCAGAACGTACAAATATCAAAATACGATTTAAGCTCATATTATCCCGGCAGTTATTTCGTTTATTTTTGCTACGAAGACATTACGCAAACCATTAGCGCCGCATCATTATCAGATAATGTTGACTACTATATTCGTGCTTTGATAACCAGTGTTCCTTCATCAGTAGCAAGCGAGACAGTTGCGTTTACGTTCTCAGCTAACGAGGGTGTAACGGGGGTTACGTCAACAGGTGGAAACGCAGATACTTTAGACAACTTAGACTCAACCGCGTTTCTAAGATCAAACGTCAATGACACATTTGATGCAGATCTGACTATCACTGGAAACCTAACCGTCCAAGGGACAACTACCACCGTAGACACCGACAACCTCACGGTCAAAGACAACAACATTACCCTAAACTATTCCACGGGTGATTCATCTAGCACAGCCAACGATGCGGGTATTACTATCCAAGACGCGGTTAATGCTACGACAGATGCTTCTATCCTATGGAAGACGGCAACCGACAGATTTGATTTTTCGCATGGCATAACGGTGAACCAGAGTGGAGACGCGATAAATTTAAGGTCAACTAC